CAACCAGACCGTCGATCCGACCTCGGCCTACCTCTATCTCATTCCCAAGGACATTACCTCAACCGAGACCACGCACGACTATCTGCTGGCCTACGCGACCTATTCCTACCCAGTTACCGAGGCGACTTCAAAAGAGTTCCACCTGTGCAACCGGGAGGTCTTCGATCATTCCGGCAACATGTATCTATTCCACTGCTCGGCAGAGGGTGGAAAGAACTTCAAGCTCTACAAGTTCACGCTCCCAACATCGGCTCCCTATGGCGGCCCTACGGCTGGTGGCGGGTTTACCGACATCACCCCCTGGGGCGCGAGTTCCGGACCCAATGGGGACGGTCCTGACTACACGGTTGTAAGGGACGATAGCCCGTTCAACTGGCCGGGGACGGCGGACGTGATCCCGATGTATCTCCCGCTGACGGACGATCTCGTTCTGATTTCCAAGTTCCTGCCCAACGAAAAGACGGAGTTCTCGACCGACCCGGCGCTGATGTTCTGGTCCTGCACCTATGTAAACAATCCTTCCGGGACAACGACATGGGATCACCATTCTAAGTTCGTCACGGGCTACATGACGGCGGACTGGTCGCCAACGACGGAGGCCGATGCGGCCTACTCCGTCATGGATGCGTTCGAGACCAACAACTACCTCGGCCAGTCGGACTATGATTATACCAACGACATAACCGGCCTCGATTACTCCAAGCGCTGGTTCGCATTTGTTTGCACGAAGATGAGCGGAGGGGTGTCGGATAACTCCCCACGGATCGTCTTTGTCGAATACAGGTTCGCCAACGGCTCCGCTCCCCAGGTGGTCCAAATTATCGATGAACAGGGATGGGACGACGCTTATCCAGGCAAGACCCATACCAGCGACGTTTACGCTCCCTATAGTGCTGTCACCTGCAACACAGTTGCGGTGGCGATGGACGCGGGAGGATTCAATCTCTGCTACCCGCAGGCCCGCTGGGACAACGGCGTATTCGATCCTGAAACCAAGTCCTTCTGGTTTAGCGGTGGGGCTACTGATCAGGCTGGGCAGACGGCGTTCTTCAGCCTGTTTGACTCTGCCTTTTCGGACAGGATGCAGGATGGAAGCCACGTTCCCGGCGGCTCGAATATCGCCGCCGTTCCGCCGTTCCTGAAGCTATCCTTCGCAGAGCAATACTGTGCTCCGTTCATTGTCGGGCACACCTATTGCAGCAAGGCGCAAATCCTTCGCCCCGTCACTCCAAATGAAAGCATGACGCAGACCGGACCCTCCTTGGGTAAGTATCGGCGCTCAAGTTCTGCGGGTGTTTTGTTCAATGATAGCCAGGGTGTGAAGATCGGAGTCGATTTCCTGACGATGAGGACTTGCGATTTCAAGTCAACAGGCGGAACGGTAAGTATTCCACTCACTCAAACATTCTCCGGTATTTACTGGTCTCCAGTGGACGCGAACTCAAATTATGATAATATGTGGTGTTGGGAAGTTTGTCGTCCGTATCCATGCACGGTTGTTGCAGTTGAAGTTCAGCACAAGGCAAACGAGAACGTCTGATGGGGGGAATAAGTCCGGGCGCTGCGGGGAGTATTGCTGGCGGTGTTGGAGATTTATTCTCCGGCATCTTTGCCGGTCTTGGAGATTATGCCGAGGGGAAGGCATATAGCCAGGCCGCCAAATACGCCCAGCAGAACGCCGTTGTTTCGGAAGAAGCGGGGCAGATCAAGTCGTTTCAGGCCGAACGAGCGATCTACAAAACCCTCGGTGCTCAGAAGGCCGGATATGCCGGGGCCGGATTGACGGGTGGGGGTAGTGCTCAGGAGGTTCTCCGCAACAGCATCTCTCAGGGAGCCTTGGAGAAAGCGATCATCAACGAGCAGACCCAGATCAATGTCACCGGGTACGAGGAGCAGGCCGCGCAGTTCAAGGGCATGGCGACCGCTGCGAAGGATGCGGGGACTGGTTCAATCATAGGCGGTATCGCGCAGGCGGCGGCAACCATTTTGCCGTTTGTCCTGTGAGCAAGATCAACAACTGGCTGGCGCTGCACATGACCTTGGCAGCGGGGACGGTGTGGTGCTTCTACACCTTCTTCCTGCTTTGCGTCCTGCCCCTGATGTTCCCGGCCTACCAAGGGAATATCCTCTACGTCTCCAACTGCTTCCAGCTTGTCCTCTTACCGATAATCATGGTCGGCCAGAACCTGCTAGGAGCCAAGTCGGAAGCCCGTGCCGAGCAGGACCATGAGATGATTATGGCCGAGCTTTCCGAGATCAAGGAAATGCACGCCGAGCTGAAAACCCTTGTCGAAGGGAAGGTGTAGGCCGTGCCGAACATTGTTCAATATGACGCCACCGCAAACCTCGAACCCTCCGACCGTGGCATACAGGGAGCGGAAGTCGCGGGTCGCAGGATAGGGCTATTCTACCACCAACTCGCCAGCGACGTGAAAGACGTTGGCGATGCTGTCCAACAGCACATGTCGGTCATGGAGTCGTCGGAACTCTATAAGACCGGGACGGAGATGCAGCTTAATCTCCGCAAGAAATACGAGGAAGAAAGCGCACTACCCGACAACCGGAACGATCCGCACTTCGGGGATCGCTTCATGGCGGAAGTCCAGCCCCTCATCCAGAAGTGGCAGTCGGGGGCCAGCACAGACCACGGGAAGATGCTTGCTGCTACTTTGGGCAACGACATCTATAAGGAGACGTTCAACTACGTCCATGCGGGCCAGTCCGAAATGGACTCGGCCCATGTTTTGGAGAACGCCAAGCAGACCGGGAATAGCCTAGGCGCTGGCCTGATTGTCGATCCATCGGAAGGTAATCTTACCCGCTCCATCGGCACGATGAATGACGCCGTGGACGGGATGACAATGAGCATTCCCGACGTTGCTACGCGGGAGGGAATAGCGACGAAATTAAAGGGGGAATATCTCCCGCAGCTCGTTATCTCGCGTTACCGGGGCGTTGCCGAAAGTATTAGAAATCAGGTCGGGGATAGCGGCGACGAGACCAAATCTCCTGCCCTCGCCCAACTCAATAAGGACATCGATAGTCAGGTCGGTTTCCAATACATCTCACCGGAACAGCAAGCGGCCCTCCCTGAACTGAGGGATGAAGCTGTCCGGCAAGGCAAGGAACTGTTCAAGTCCAAGGACGAGACAGCCAAGGCTCAACAGACGGCTGAAGGCAAGCAAGCCTTCGCCAATATCCACACGGTCCTGACCCAGTTGGCATTGAACGGACAGGGGCCAACCCCGGACGTTCTGGACGCCATCTCGAAATATTCTCAGGTCTATGGTGCCAGCAACCCCGGCGAAGTCTCGGCTCTAAACGACTTTGCCCTACGCGCCTCGGATCGCGCACAGGAGAATAAGGTCCAACCCTACAATCAGGACGTTCGGGACCAGATACAGGCCGGGTTCTCACTTCCCTCAGGAGACCCGAAGAGACCAACCCTAGCCTCGATTACCCAAGCCTACAGCCACGGCCAGATCACTGCCGAGGACTTCACACGCTACTCGGACATTCTCACCAAGCTCGACAAGCCAAGTACCGACCCGGCGTTCAAACCGGCGTGGGAGAACTTCCGGCGCTGGCAGGACCAGATGGTGCAGTCCATCGGCAATAAGGGGTATCCCGGAACGTCAGCGGCAAGGGCGCAGTTCCTTCACGATTCCACCGCCGCGTTTATGTCGCAGGGGCAAGGTGGAGTTTCATGGGACAAGGCTCTCGACGGGCTTACCAGCGCACAGAACCCGCATAGCTTCGTTCACGTTATCCAGTTCTACAACCGGGCCGCACTCCGTCCCGATGCAGGGCAGTGGCTACAGCAGCACGACCAGTTCTACGCCAACCCGCACGGGACTCCGGCCTTGGGAAGTACGGCAGCTCCTATCGTGCCTACCAAATCTGCCCAGCCCACGAAGATCGACCAGAAGGACGTTGACGCGACTATCTGGGGCAATCACTGATGCCCGACCCTATCGACCCGCAGGTTCTTGCCAATAGGGAGCAACTGGTTAACCGGCTGATCGACGCTAGACGGCAGGGCGCGTCGTGGGATCAGATCCACCAGAGTATCGCCAATCGCGTCCAGATGGCGCGTTCTCAGGGGGCGACGGACGCCCAGATCGAACACAGCCTTGGATTTACAAACCCCGAGGAACTGATCGAGGCCACCCAGCAAAAGGCACAGCAGGAACTTCAGGCGCAGAAGCCGACAAGCTGGACCGAGGCTCTGGTCAATGGGTGGACCCATTCCTCATTGGCTGCTGTCCTGGGAGTCAAGCCATCCCAGGCTCCGGTAGAGGGTCACTGGCACCAGTTGGCTTCCGGCCTCGCTGAATCGATTGGCGACGTTCCTGCTAATATCATCGGCGGCATATTTGGAGCGGGCGCTGGTGCGGCTGCAGGCGGGGCCGTCGGAGGAGCCGTTCCGGGGGCGGGTGAGACGGGAACCTCCGAAGCCGGGGGAGCGGCTATAGGAACAGCTATGGGCGCGGGGGCCGGAGCAATGGCCCTTCCACAACTCATCAAGAGCGAACGCGACAGATATGTTTCCGCCCTGAACAGCGGACAGGTCAAGGGTCCAGAAGACTTCCTTCGCATACAGGGACAAGTCCTGAAGGACACCGGGGAGCAGGCCGGAGTTGGTGGAGTCACCGGTGCGGTTGGGGCCAAGGTTGCGCCGCTTATCGAGAAGATCGGCGGCGGAAAGATAACCAAGTTCCTCGCCACGGTAGGCACCGAGGCCGCGACAATGGCGACCGCGCAATCCACCATCGCCGGTCACATGCCGCGCCTTGAGGATTTTGTTGACGCAGCCGTTACCGTGGGCGCTTTCCACGTTGCCCTGAAAGCCACGCCTGAAGGCTACAAGGCGATCAAGCAAAGGGTGATGAACGAATACGTCGAGAACGGAACCCACCCCGACGACGTAGCAAGGCAGGCTATTAACGATCCTGTCTATCGGGCGAAGATGCTTGGGATACCGGACCCCAAAGTTCCACCCGGCAGCAGCAAGACCCACGTTGCCGCGATGGAGATGGACAAGCCCGGCGTCCTGAAAGGCCCGCGCTTCGTTCCGGATCAGTATGTCATTCCCCGCGCTACGGGGGATTTCGATCACGCCGTCCAGTGGATGCTCAAGGAAGAAGGTGGGATGACCACCGACACTGGGGGTCTCACCAAGTACGGGATCAGTCAGAAAGCCCATCCGGGTGTGGATATCGCGCACCTCTCCCAAGAGGACGCTGCCGAGATTTACCACAAGGAATACTGGCGAGCGATCGATGCGGACTCCCTGCCTCCCGACATGAGGCTGGCTGCTTTCGATTCAGCGGTGAATCAGGGCGTTGGGCAGACAAAGACATGGCTGAAGGAAGCCGGGGGCGACCTTCAGAAGTTCATGCAGCTTCGCATCCAGAAGTATGCCCGGCTCGCGAGAGACCCGAAATACGCCAAGTACGCCGACGCATGGGCCAAGCGGATTAAAGACCTCGGCGGCTCGGATGCGATGGCCTCTATCGTTGCAAGGGGACCTGACAATGTAGGCCGAGACTTCTCCCCGGAAGACATGGCGGCTCTCGATATGGATGGCGAAGGAAAACCGCCTGAGAGCCCGCCAGAAGGCCGTGGAGGCCCTCCGGAGGAGGAAGACCCATGGAAGCACGTCATGGGCCGTGTCGCGCCTGACGAGGGCGTAAACTGGCTTGGCGACACAATCGACGGCTTTAAGAGAGTCTACGGGGAACTGTTCGACCCCGACCACCCAATCAGGAAACTGGTTGACGGCGTAACAAAGGGCGACCAGCTGGACGATTACCGGAACCCGGAACTTCTCCGAAGGGTAGCGGAGAACTCTGGTGAAGTCGTCAAGTCCGCGATTTCAAGGGGAATGGTGGACCTCGACGGCAATACCGTTGGCCCAAGCCTTGAGGATATCGTCTCCGGCAAGAGCGTAGGGCAGAAGTTTTCGCCTGAGGAAATCAGGAAGTTCCTGAACGGCTACTCCATCGCCAAGTGGGCGGTGATGATGGATGAACAGGGCAAGGCGTCCGGCGTCGATATTGAAAAAGCCAAGGCCGTAATCGCTGATGGTCAGGACAAGTATGGCGATGCGTTCCAGCATCTGGTCGATTGGCGGAACGGAACCCTGAAGTGGCTTGGGGATGGGGGAATCCACGCCAAGGACAAGGTTCAAAAGCTCATCGATGAAAACCAGTCCACGATCCCCGGCTACCGGCGGATGGAGGATGGGTCCTACAAACCCGTTTCCACTGGCAAGCCCGGTATCTGGAACCCCATCAAAACCGCGAAGGGGTCTGAGAGACAGGTCGAACCGATCCTGAAGTCTCTTATTCAGGATGCCTTTCTTCGTCACGAACTGGCCGCCAACAACCGGGCGATGGTTGCGCTGGCGGACTTGGGTGCTCAGGGTAAAGCAAAAGGTCTCGCTGGACTCGGCGCGACCGAGAAACGCGCCGTCAATATCAATGTCGTCTCCGCAATCGACGCCCTGAAGGAAGAGGGCATTGGAGACGATATTCTTTCCAGCCTCGCAAACTCGTCTGGCCTTCAGCTTCCAAAGGACCAGGTTCCCATTTTCCGTGACGGGAAAATGTACGGAGTGAAGTTCGAGGACCCCGAACTCACCAGACTTCTGAGGGGCTACGACCAGACCGCGCAGGGCACGATCATGAAGGTTATCGGGGCCGTTACCAGCGTCCCTAGAAACCTTCAGACGCGATTCAACCCGCTCTTTCCGGTTCGCCTCCTGACCTACGATTTGCCATGGCAGTTCATCGTCAACCCGGATTCAAAGGGGCCGCTATCAAACTTCTTCCTTGGGCTGGGTCACATGACCTCAGACCCGGAAGGATATCAGAAGTGGATGCAGTCCGGCGGCGCGGACAGGGTTTTCGATAGCCTCTCCAAAGACGCCTACATGCGGAAGGTTCTTTCAGGAACCGAGGAACCGTCTCTCGCCTCGAATATGTGGAATGCGGTCAAGACGCCCTTCGATGCACTTACGGCATGGTCGCGGATGGTTTCCACTCCTCTGAGGTTCGGGCGCTATATCAAGGGGCAGCAGAAGGGCGAAACTCCCTTACGGGCCGCGATCGCAAGTTCCGAGGCCGCGTTCCACCGTCCGGGATATGGCGGGCCTATCGGCAAGGCGTGGAACACAATCGTTCCCTATACAACTGCCCATTTGAACGGATTGGAGAAGTCCGTCCGCGCCCTGTTCGGTATCGGTCGAACCGTCACCGGAGAGAATTACAGCGCCGCCCGCACATGGGCGCGTGGGATTGCCTTAATCACCGCCCCGGTCATCGCCCAGTGGTTCGCCAACAAGGACGAGGAATGGTATAAGGCGATGCCTGACTGGCAAAAGAACAATGCCTGGTTCATTGTTCCGCCATCCGGTGACAGGCCGCCTATCCCGGTTGCCGCTCCTCCGATTCTTTCGGCGATCTTCGTTGCTCTCCCCCGGATGCTTCTGGAGAAATATGTCGCCGACAATCCCCACGCCGGAGACCATTGGGAATCGACCTTCGGAGCGTCCCTGCTTCCGCCGGGTGGCCTGACCTCTGCTTCTATTCTCACGCCGATTGTCGAGCATATCGCCAACTTCAGCTTCCACCGCGACCGCCCCTTGGTATCGCAGGATACGGTGAACGGCGTTCAACCGGCAGAGCAGTTCACGCAATACACCTCCCCTGCGGCAAGAGACCTCGCCCAGTTCGCCAGCGACCTGCCTCTGGTCCACCTGAACGTATCTCCGTCTCCTGCGGTAATAGACAATTACATCGCGCAATGGGGTGGGCCTATCGGCCGTGCTGCGGTCAATGCGGCGGATGCAGCGATAGCACGGGCTCCTGATACCCCGCGACCGGAAGGTAAGGTAGAGGACTGGCCCGGTCTTTCGTCATGGGTTGTCCGCTATCCCTCGGCCAGCGCCGCTCCGATAGAACAGTTTTACGACACCGTTACACAGTTGAATCAGGAGCACGGGTCACTCGTCAAGGAAATGCGGGAGGGCAACTTCGCCGCGTTCAAGAGGATCGTGGATCAGGGCGGACCTACGGCAGCGGCCTATCACCAGATCAACCTTGGCTCGAATGTACCGCAGGGCGTCGATCTAAGCCCGTATCTCGATTACCTTACCCGTGTCGCGTCCGGTGCTGATTACGGCAACCTTACTTTGGTTAAGCAAGCAGCCGACGCGATGAAGAACGCGCACGACTATTCGCAGTCGGTTTACGAGAACCGCGACATCTCTCCGCACGACAAGCGCCAGATTCTCGACATGATTAATGCCCAGATGCAGGTCATTTCCGAGAGAGGGAACGAGGCCCTCGACCGCGCCCGTATCGGGGTAAAGAACCCCGGACGATCAGCACGCGCCCCGATCCCGGACAGTATTGAATTTAACCAGCCCGAGATGGCGCAATGAAGCCGCCCAAGGTCGTCATACCGGGATTGAACCGGGGTATCGGGGTCCCGGCGGGCTATGTGCTTGGGAGACTTCCCGGCACGGGGCAGGGACCGGCGCAGCTCCTTAGCCTTACGCACCTGAAGCAGATGGGTATAGCTGCAACCGCAAGCATCTCCACCACCTATGTCCCCCAAACGCGCAAGATCAATACGACCGCACCAATTCAAGGCGGTGGTCCTTTGTCGTCGGACCTTACCCTGTCTCATGCGGCCAGCGGGGTTACGGCGGGTTCCTACACCAATGCGAACATCACCGTCGATGCGGATGGTCATATCACCGCCGCTTCCAATGGAACGGGTGGCACCGGAACTGTCACGAGCGTAAGCGTTACCACGGCTAACGGTGTTAGCGGGACTGTTGCCAACCCGACTACAACACCGGCGATTACCCTGACGCTAGGAGCGATTACCCCAACGTCTGTTGCGGCCACCGGTAACGTCACGGGTTCCAACCTTTCAGGCACGAATACCGGCGACCAAACCATCACGCTGACCGGAGACGTTACGGGATCGGGAACGGGATCGTTCGCAGCGACGCTGGCCGCATCGGGAGTAACTGCCGCAACCTACGGCGACGGAACTCATGTCGCGCAGATAACGGTGGATGCGAAAGGCCGGATCACATCAGCCTCGAATGTCGCCATTACGACTGGCGGATCGGGCACAGTCACAACCACTGGCACACCCGCGTCTGGAAACCTCGCGAAGTTCTCCGGTAGCACGTCGATCACGAACGGCGACCTTTCGGGCGATATAACGACTAGCGGAACGCTGGCGACCACCATTGCCAACAACGCGGTAACGACGGCCAAGATCAATAATTCGGCGGTGACGCTTGCGAAGATCGCGAACGCATCGGCCAATTCGGTTCTGTTGGGGGCTGGGGCGACCGGATCAGGTTCTCCCTACGCAGAGATTACGCTTGGAACCGGCCTTAGCATGAGCGGGACAACCTTGAGCGCCAGCGGTGGAGGCGGCGGTGGCAGTGCGGCGTGGACCTTGGTTGATACGACCGGCGCGGCGACGACGGGATCGACATGGACGTTCTCAACCAACGTGGCGAGCGTGAACGTTACTGGCTTGGGAAGCTATAACGAGCTGCTGATTATTGCCCGCAACATCACTTCATCGGTCTCTGGTGTGAGAGACATTCTCGCCAGCGTGGATAACGGTTCTACGTTCTTCAATACATCGGGAAACTACGTCCGTGTCGTGCAGGCGTCGGGGACAGAAAGCAATGCGGTGGCGCTTGGCGCTGCTGGCGCGACTAGTGCGACAACCGCCCAGACGGTGATCGTCCATCTTCTGAATACCAAAGGGCCGGTCAAGCGAGCCGTGAATAACGGCAGCGCTAATTTTGACGTTCTTTTTGTCGCCAGCGCGTCGGATATCAACGCGATTCAGTTGCTCAATACTGGCGGCGGCAATCTGACGGGTGGCTCTCTCTATGTCTACGCCCGCTAGAGCAGCCTTACGATCAGCAATACGATCAGCGCCCAAACAGAAAGAGACAAAGCCAATCCGAACAGAAGCCCACGAAAGAACTTCAGCGTATCGTCTGGTGCTACTCTTTGTTTGAGATATTCAAGAAGGTCTCGTGCTGACAATTCTACTCCTGACCCGAGCGGGACGGGAGTATCAATTCACCCTACGGTACTCAAGGGGAACGCGATCTTCTGCCTGCTCGGTATTGGGTCGGCAGTCCTGCTTGATCCAGCCCTTTACCTTATCGAACAAAGCATAGGCTTCGGTGTCGGAAAGCCTCAGATGCTCGACCAGCCTTCTCAGATTATCGACCAGCTCGTTGATGTGACAGACGGGCTCTCCAACCTTGGGCCGGTTGTCCGTTCCGACATAGTTGGAGAGGACCATCCCCTTGTCGTCGATAATCGCGGATGGACCTAGCCACGGCGGATCGTTGGTGGGTAATCCCATAGCGGCTCTGAGGATCAGTCCAAGCTTGTCGCCTTCCGTCTGGAGCAAACACCGGACCCACCATTGTTGCCGGTAGATATCCGCGACCTCCGAACGGAGATTGGGATTGGCGGCAACGCTGTTTTTTAGGGAAGACTTCACGCGGCCTCCGGCGGGGCTACGTTCACATAGCCGCAGGTCTCGCAGGCCCTCCATCCCCGCTCGTCTACCTTTCCGTAGGAGTGGACGTTCTTCATGCAGAACTCCATGCTGTGAGCGGCCTGGAACGGTTCTGGTTTGGACGGCACAGCTTCAACAATAGCATCCCCCTCATCCGCCATCAGGCCGTCAGTCTCTTCGGCCTCACGGTTCAGGTCGTTGGCGATCTCGGCGAATATCCCTGCGGCTCGGCGGAAGTGTCCGCTACCCATTGCATCGCAAGCGGTAACTAATCGACCGCCAAGTTTCAGGTCAGCAGCAGTAATGGAACTCAATTCTCGTCCCCCCAACAAAATGTTCCAGATGCACAATAGACCACAAATAAGGATTGGTAAATAAAGCGCGACTTGGTATAAATAGGCAGGAGGACGCGGCGGGGGTAGTTGCGTCGTGATTTTCTCTGAATCACCCAAGGCGATGCTCCTTGACGGGACGCTTCTCGCCTGGTCCGCCTGGGTCGTGGTTCATGGCGCTGCGGCGTTGACCGCCGTTCTCACAATCACTTTGCTTGTTTTGAGGATCATGCTGGCTTGGCGTCAGTGGAGGCGGGGATGACCCGCGAGGACTTCGCCCGCGTAGCCAACAAGGCTTTTGGCGAGCACCCGGAATGCGAACCGGGAACGGAAGAGTTCCTGGCGATCCTTGGAATGACTCCCCCGGCAGGAAGTCTTGGCGGGGTATGCGAGAGTGCCGCCGGGGGAAGCCATGCTTCGCGGTCTCATAACCCGCGACTCGCTCAACGCATTGATCCGGAAGAAGGTTCCGTGAAATGTTGACGCGCCTGAAAATCTGGGTCGCGGCGCACGTTCACGACAACTGGCGGGACTCGTGGAAGTGGGGCAGCGTTCGCCTTCACGCGCTCATTACGGCGCTGCTCGGCTACATCATCGCCAACCCCGGTGCGCTGAATAACCTCGTCTATTCGATCGCTCCCGAATGGCGCTTCCCCATTCTCTTGTCGGCGGGGAGCATCTGGTTCGCTCTCGGGTGGCTGATCCGTGTCTGGCAGGGCAAGCCCAATGGATAGGCGCAAGGCCATTGCGGCGGCTTGCGTGCTCTCCTGCGGCCTCACCGCTGGATACGAGGGCCTGAGAACGCACCCGTATGCCGATCCACGCGATGGCCGGCCAACTGTGTGTTTCGGTGACACACAGGTTCAGATGAAAGTTTATACGCCGCAGGAGTGCCAGCTTCTGTTAGAGGACAGACAAGCCAGGGACTATGCGCCCGTCATCCTGAGCTGCGTTCCTGAACTCGCGGATAACCGTTTCGCTTTCGCTGCTTCCATAGACGCTGCTTACAACGGTGGCCCTTCCGCGTTCTGCCGTTCCCCGATGGCTAAGGCGTTCCGTCAGCGCAAGTGGGTCAGCGGCTGCAACGCCTTTCGTGTCTGGCACACCCTGCCGGGAACCAATGTCCATAGGGGATTGGTCCGGCGTCGGGAAGGCGAATCCAGACTTTGTATGAAAGGGGCCGCGTTGTGATGGCCGACCGAGCCCGCAAGCAGCGTATCGCGGCAAACATATCCTACGGTGAAGCAGGGGACGTTGAGATCGGAGAGAATGCCGAGATCATCGCCACCCAGGAACGCGGAACGATCATTCATGTAGACCACAAGAACTCGCACGCCACCATCGGACTCAACGGCGGTGGAACGGCCCAACTTCCCATCGTCTGCTTCCGAACAATTCGTGAGCGCAGCAAGGGTCTCGATACCAGAGTGAGGGGGCGGAAATGACGGTGTTTCCCATCGCCCTTGCTCTGGCCTCGACGCTCAATCCGTATCCGGTAACGCCGGTATTCGATGGCTGGCCCCCGCCACGATTCCAGGTCATGCCGGACAAGGCGGTTTACATTCTCTTCGGACGTGTCGCGATCAATGCCGAGTGCGGTTACGCGCAATGGCCGCTGGTGATCGAGGCGTGCTCCCAACCCGACGAACAACTCCTGATTATGCCGGACCCATGCAAGTTCCCGGCGACGGATAACTACGCACGGCTACTTTGCCACGAAACGGCCCATTTGGCCGGTTGGCCGGGGACGCACGGCCCGTGAGCGCCTTTCTCATCTTCGCGAGAGCCGGATTGTCAGGAATATACGGCTTTCTTCGGACGGCTTCTGCTTGGCAAATCCTGTGCCTCGCCTTGGGCGGTGTGTATATATACACACACTTCGAGCTTGTGTCGGCGAGACATTCGGCGGCACGGTGGGAGAAGCAGGCAAGCGGACTTCAACAGCAGCTCAACTCAATCTCGACCGCGAAGAACGTCCAGAAGCAGACAACGACGCGCACGGTCGAAAAGGTGATCCAAGGCCAACGCCAAGTTCAGACGATTGTCCGGGTCATCCATGATGCACCAAACCCACCGGATTGTAAGACGCCAGCGCTGCCGGAACTTCAAAATGCGCTCTAGGGTTGCGAGGGACGCCTGTGCACCGGCTTTACCGAGCGCGGGTTCCCAAGGTTATGTGCCATCCGAAGCACCCCGACCTCGCGATGAGCATTCAAAGGCTCAACGCCGTATTCCGCTCGACCTCGCAACCGACGCCTGCGCTACCACAAAAACCTTGCGGAAACAAGGCCGAGACGCTATGAGGAGACGTGCAGATGAAACGCGAAGCTTGGGGCGGCATCAAAGCGCCGAGCGAGTGCTGGCTGGAGAGCTGGGGCGGTCTCAGCGCAGAGGGTTTCGGCGGCTTTTGTGGCCGCGAGGAAAAGCCCGGCTACTAATACCGCTTGCCGCGTTCGTCCTCGCCAGCTGCGCTGGTCACGTCCGATATGTTTCGGTCTACTGCCTCACCCCTCCTCAGTATCAGAAACTGAAGGACGCAGAACCCGGCAAAGTCGGTAGCAAGCTCACCGGCAACGCTCAGGACGATCTCAAAACGATAGCCGGATCAGCGATAGAGCTACGCCAGTATGACGGCGACTTGCTGAATGTGTTGGGCGGCTGCGTGGAGCCGGGGAAATGACGCGCCTTCTCCTCTTCATCGGAGACCTGTTCTCGGTTCTAGGTTGGCCTGAAGGTCGCTGGCAATGGCTGAGAACTGAAATCAGCGAATGGTTTTACCGACGAGCATGGAATGCGGGAGCTGCTGCAAAAACGCAGTGAGCGGGGAATCTAGATGTGGTTGAGCGCCTTATATCAGACGGTGACTTTATCGCCCTGTGGGGGCAATACGGATCACCCCAGCGCGTAGCTGAGGTTTCCGGTCTTTCCATCAGGCGCGTCTATGCTCGCCGCGATGCGTTGTCCAAGCGCGGAATCCGCCTGGAAACTCGGAGCGCCAACGCATCCTCCCAATGGGCTGACCTTGGCTGGACATTCCCTCGCGAAAAGCAGATGGATATTGCGAACGGCGTGATCGTCATATCATCCGATCACCATTACTGGCCCGGTGCTCCATCGCTCGCCCACGAAGCGTTGCTCGCCGTCATTCGCAAGATAAAGCCAACCGTCAAAATCCTCAACGGCGATGTGTTCGACGGTGGCTCAATCGGGCGTCACCCACCGTTCGGATGGTCACGGAGACCGACTGCGGCAGACGAGCTTCACGCGGCGCAGGAGCGGATCGGGGAGATTGAACAGGCCCTCCCGAAAGGCTGTGAGCGCATCTGGAACATTGGCAACCACGATATTCGTTTCGAGCGCAACCTTGCCTCCCAGGTTCCCGACTACGCAACGATAGAGGGATTCCGTCTGGCCGATCATTTCCACGGTTGGGAGATGCAATGGTCCACAGCGATCAATTGGGACGGCGAACACCCTATCATGGTGAAGCACAAGAACGCTGGGGGCGTTCACGCCGGTTACAACAATGCGATGAAGGGCGGTGTAACATTCGTCACCGGCCACACGCACAGGTTGGAGGCGAAGCCGTGGGGGAATTACCGCTGCCGCCGCTACTACGGAATCCAGAGCGGCACCGTCTCTGACCTTGATGCACCGCAATTTGAATACACGGAGAATGGTCCGACTGATGCCTGCCCCGGCTTTGTCGTTCTCACGATCCGGGATGGTGATTTACTGCCGCCAGAGCTGTGTGAGGTTCGCGGCGACAAGGCATATTTCCGAAGCGAGATCATTGCCGAACGCGAGAGGCTGGCAGCGTGATTGCCTTGCGGAGCGAAATGTGCTACCGCAGCCCCATGTTTGCGGTCAATCGAAAATGCTAGTTTATCTAGCTGGCCCGATCACTGGATGCGACTACGAAGGTTGCACCGACTGGCGCGAGAGCGTGAAGGCCGATCTGGCTGATCACGCAATCAAGGCCGTATCGCCGATGCGCGGCAAAGAATATCTCAAGAGCATCGGGACGATCTCCGGCACCGGTGAGGAATATGCTCACCTTGGACCGATCTCGCTCCCTCGTGGGGTTATGACTCGCGACCGATGGGATGCAACGCGCTGCAATGTCCTGCTGGTCAACCTTCTGGGCGCGAGCCGCGTATCCATCGGAACGGTTATGGAAATCGCGTGGGCCGACCTGTCCCGCATCCCGATTGTCTGCGTGATCGAGGATAACGACAACCCACACGAACACATGATGATTTCCGAGGCTATCGGATACCGCGTGAGCAACATCCCGCAGGCGCTCCACATCATTAAGGCAATGGCGGCTTGAGCGAGATTGCAGAGACACTAGCCGAGCGCGGCAGTCGATATGGCAGCTTCGCCACTCAGGCCGCTATTGAGCAAGCGCTGGGAGATAGGCTGACGCAAGAGGATGGATGGAGGCGGCTCGCTCCGGACCAAAAATCTGCTGTGCAGATGATCCTGGTGAAACTCGCCAGAATCGTGAACGGCGATCCCAACTATCCCGACAACTGGCACGACATCATCGGCTATGCGAAACTGATCGAAGGCCGTCTTCCCTGACAGCATTATGGTCGATCAAGAGGAAGATTCGGAGGAAGTAGTCTCCCCATACAGGCTCATGGCTTGGATCACTTGGCGAATCGTTTGTTTCGATACGAGTTCGCGAGCACCACCGGGAGGACGTGTTTCAGCGTTGGCAATGTGCTGCTGAACGAAGTCCACCATCCCCTCATCCTGAACAGCGGGGACTCTGGCTGCGTCTAGTCCTTGCGCCATGCAATGCGGGCACCTGGCGAGGCCGTCTCGCATAGGGTGACCGGGCAGCTTGGCGAACTTATGGTGGTGTTCGCATTCATCGATTACCGGCAACAGCCGTTCATTGGGTTGCTGGGTCATGGCGGCGGCTCCATATCCACCTCTGGCATCGGAGGTGCGCTGATTTCGGTGCGCCTAGGTTTGAGAAGTCCTACGGCGTTCAACGCAGCCTCGGCCATTTCCAAGTCAATCGCCATGACGGCAGCGCGTTTGCCGAACGTCCACCCTCGATTGACGCGAGCGCGCATTATGGCGAGCGCGGCTAGTTGAACAGGGTCAGGCTCAGCCATCATCTCCCTCCCGGTTGCTGGGTGGTATCATTTGGGCGATCTGTTCCGGCAAAATATGCCGTTACGTGTGGTCGCAACTCGTTCCAGCCACAGGTGCAACCCCAGCGAAATCGCGCTTCCGGGCAGCCGGGAAGGTGTCTGCTGTATCTAGTAACCCGTTGCAAAAACTCATCCACGGCTATTCTCAATTCTTGCGATAGCCCCTTCTACGCGCTCGATTACCCCGCCTCCCCACCCAATGTGTTTTTTGGGCAGCAAGTCGAGTTTCACGCGCGTCACCAATAATTGTGCTGCATGGACTAGCTCAGACGCTGCTTCTTTCGCCGCTGTTTCCTCGGCTTCCAGCTTCTCAATTTGCCGCATGATGTGCCTGTATTCCCCCACTATTCCCCTCCCGGTTGCTTGAGTGAGGCGAGGGTGTCGGCTGCTCGCTTACCACCATCTGCGTCGAGCGTTTGCCTGAACGGATCACCAATATAGCCGATCTTACGACAGCCCTCAGCCTGCTCACGATACCACTCCAGCGCCTCCACGGCAGCTTTGAGCATGGCGGCTTCGCTTCGCAGCGTGTCGCGCATCGCCTCTATCCACGGCTCACCTTCCCCGATCAGACCGGTGAGAACCAACGTCTCCCACTTGTCGCGTCCATTCATAGCGATGAACTTGGGCGTCAGCGGTATCTCTGTCATGGTGCTATCGGTCATTGTCTTGCACCGCTGATCTTCGTGACTAGCGGCTTAACGAATCCCCAGAACCCGCGAAGGTTCATAGTCACCATGTCGCGCGTTCCCTGGTCGGTTTCGTCTGACCACTTCAGCGTTGCGATGTAGTCCTCGACAACCTTCCAGTAAGCTAGTTCGTCCTGCGTCTCAGCAAAGGCTTGGTATCTCTCAAAAGCTTGCCGGACCAGCAGTTCGTCGTCGTCGTCAAGTTCACGTTCGCGCATCACATCTTCTCCTCGTGCTCACGCGTCTCTCCCTTTGCTGCTAGGGCTTGGCGGGCTAATTCGCGAACCTCGCCGAGCAATGCGCCACTGCGATCCAAACTCTCGTCGCAAATCGTCGCCACGAATTTCGGCGCTTCGGGATAGACGGCGGTAAGGATCATCAGCCGCTGCTTCCGTAGTTCGGCCACCTCTGCTTGCAGGCTTTCGATTGATGGATCGAGGGTGTTTAGGATGTCTCGGGCAAGGTCGCCGTGGACGTGAACGGCATGACTGCATCTTTTAGGCTTATGCCCCATAAACTCGAAGCAGATTGGAGCACACCTACCATCGCAGGCGAATTTACCGCTGTGGCAAAGCGCTAGTGCGGCCAACTCCACACGATCATCTGACATTGTTGCTGTCCTCGAAATCTGACAGACGAATAGCGAACCACCTGCCTTCACTCCCGGCGACGCAGGTGGTCGCTTCTTCTGGGTCACAATCGGCTCCGTTCTCGTCGAACCAATGCGTGACCGGATGCTCGAAACCATGTTCGTCGCGGTAGAGTCGTCCCTCAACATTGATGGCTTCAGGGCGCATCACCCTCTCTCCTTCGCGATTGCTCTGAGTGCGGCGGCGCAGAGGGCGAGCGCGGGGGTTGCTGCCTTCGCAAATGTCTCGTCGCCAGGGTTGCAGTGGTCGGGATGGAGGCGGTTAGTTGAAGCCCATCCTGCGTAAAGAGTTGAGTGCCCGACGCGCCAATACCACCCCTCCGGCACCAGCGTCATGGCGGCGTCCAGCCAAGCCTCTGCATCAATTAGAGAGCAGAAGTGCGACCAAAGCCGCCCCATGCTAGAGCGACCTCCGTGCACCGCTTCAAAAGCCTTCGCGAAAAGGTCGAAGCTCGGTCCCGTCGCACTCTCACAGCGCGCAGCAAGGTCTTCCAGTGTATCAGCCACGGCTATTCTCCTGTGATGCTCGGAGGGCAGTAATAAAAGCAATGTAGTCTTTATCATCGAGAAGCTGCGGCCAGCGTGCGGGAGCAAGGTAGCTGTCCCAGTTGTCGCTTCCGATTTCCAAGGCTGCGTTAAAAGCGCGCTCCGCCAATTCTACCAGCTCTTCAGGGGTTGGAGTGGTCATGCTGGCACCTGTTCACCGCGAACTTTAGAGAGGGCGTTGTCGAACGTCGGCTCGATTTCGTTCGTCAGCCAGCGGAGCGTGTTGGCCTGTGGAGACCAATCGGGCCACGAATGCGTTGCAGGATCAAGCCCTTGCAACCTGCATATTTCGGCGTGAGCGCTGGCGAGATCATTGCGGACCTGAGCCGCCAGTCGCCTCCCAAGTTCCAGCGCCTCTACTAGCGTCTGTATTGCTGTGGCGGCTTCTGGACCATCGGGATTGACGAGGCTGCCCCCGTTCGGCGCTGGATAAGCCTTATAGGTGAGCGGATATTTCCGCAGTAGTCTCGCCACCAGCCCTTCATGCTCGGTTGTCATTGTTGGTTGTCCAAAGCGCGGTTTATGATCTCAACGAACAGCCGCGCGCGAACGCCGACCACAAGCCCGGTGAAGGGATCGTTTTCAGCCCGCAGGATGCCTGGTTGGTCTGGATCGACCGACACCTTTCCCCAATCTCGACGCAGCTCATTGAGTGCCGCTTGGTATTGCTCTTCGTCCATCACCTCTTCTCCTCATGCTCTCTGGATTTGATCCGCGAAACTGCCTTGAGCATCACTAGTGGGTAGTGCAGATCACAATAGGCGTGCGCGCGTTTCCAGAACTCGCGTAGATGCTCTCTATCAGCCACGGCTATCGCCTTTCTCCAGAAGATACTGTCGCACCGCCAACCCGAGAGGCGTCGGAATGCTCGCAAAGTATCCCGGCTCAATTCGACGGCGTTCAGCAAGTTCAAGCTTGGCAAGCTTCCTGCCTGCCCACCAATTCGTGTCGTGAAACCATGCGTAGGCTATCCCGTGAGAGTGCGCGCTATACATTGGGCCACAGATGAATTGCTTGAGGCTGGGCGTCAGCGCATCGGCGGTTTTCGCAATCTCAGCCACGGTTATTCTCCTGTGATGCTCGGGCCTTTGCCGCTTCGTTGCAATGCGGGCCAATCGCCAGCGCGGCTTCCATTGGCATCGCAGCGCACCATCGGCAGATGCGAACGCCATTGACGAAAGGTCCAGTAAACTCGTGCGGTACCAGCTCTGATGGGGTTGGAGTGGTCATGGTGCCTCCGTGGTATCATTGGGGCGATCCGTTCCGGACGCGCCCTCATCTTCGACGGAGCCCGTAGTCTCCGCCCTGCGGGTTTCGGTCGCTATCGCTGCGTCGTAGATTTGAATGAGGCTACGGAGCACCTACGCCATGCCGAGCCTCACCGAGAGCGGCGTCACAACGGCGCAGAATATCTTCCAGCCCTGCGCTTGAGATGCGGACGCGAGGATCGCAGCGCGCCGGATCGTTACCCGGATGGGCGGAGACAACGGAGATTGGCTCCGGCGAGCGCAGCGAGGTAGAGCCGGATAACGCGCCCACATCCTCTCGCGCATCAGCCTTTATGGGATCGTTGGTTGTCATGGTGCCTCCGATGACTGCACGAGAGCGCTCATCGCGCCGATAGTGTCGTCGTAGTGATCCAGAGAGCGCGGTTCAGGCGTAGACGGGTCAAGCACAGTCCCGCCACGCAAAACGATAACTGCGTGCCAGAGGCCCGACGATCCGCGTGGCCTCACCAGCCCCAAGCAAACGTCGCCCGGAACCGTGTTTCCTGTACGCTTGCGCTCTTCGGCGGAAGTGTGCTGCCACTTCCAGCCCCGCCGCTCCATGATGCGGTAAAGTTCGGAGGGGCAGTAGCGCCCTTCTTCTCGGGGCCATTGGAATAGAGCGACGGCTTCCCTGTATGATATTCTGAGCAACATCGCGAGCGCAGCCGCCACGCAGCCCATTGGCTCCTCTTGGCCTACCCACGCAACTCGCGCCGGATCGCCCACATCCTCTCGCGCATCAGCCTTTATGGGATCGTTGGTTGTCATCCTTCGCTCCTCTCGTTGTGGGAGTCCTTTGGGGGTGGTGGCAGAGGCATCCAGTGGGTTGGCATGACTAGCCCTATTCGCTCGCGGGTATCCCAATCCTCGCCGTTCCAAAACGCGACAAGCGGGTAGAGTGCGATGCTCATGCTCCGCCAATAAACAAACACCCAACTTCCATCGTTCGGCGCGCTATCGATTGTGCGCCACCTATCTTCATCTGGCATAGTTACCTCCTGACCGGTTGTGGCCATCCCTCAGTTCCTTTCGATGTGTCCAAATGGGGTAGCCATTGTTCGCGAGCCGTTCCCCATAGAGTCACGGTTAGGACGGGGCGCGGTAGCCAAATCTGGCGTTGATTCTATTGCCTTCTGGCAATCCCTCCACTCCTGCCATTTCATATCCGTTTCCCTTAGCAAATCCCAATGGGTTAGACAACTGATATTATCCGGTTAGACGTTGTTCTCCGAGCGTTCCCATTCTGCCACCTTGGCGATAGCTTCGTCCGCAAGCCGCTGCTTGTCAGCTGAATCGGTGTAGGTTTTCACCTCCCGATCCCCGCTCCACTGGCCTATCGCCTTCAATCCCTGCTGCGACACGTTGCGCTCGGCTCCGCGCCGTGTGAGCGCCTTCCTCAAGCCGTGCGCTGTGCATTGTGGCAATCCAGCTTCCCGGCATCGGTCTTTGAACCAGTTGCCAAATCCGTTGCGCGTGAACGTTTTGCCAAAGCTCGTCACCAGAAGCGTGGCCGATCCAACGTCTGGCATCGCGTCGATAGCGGCCTTGAGCTGCTCGGAAACCGCCACATTGGCTGCTTTGCCAGTCTTGCCAGCGGTGAAGGCAATCCGCCCGTTCACCGGGGGCGGCAGCAATCGCGCATCGCCACGCCTCGCGCCGGTCCACAGCATCAGCTCCATTGCGAGCCTAGCCTTGGTCCCGAGTTTCCAGTGAGCGCGGAAAGCGGCAATGTCCTGTTCCGTCCAGGCGTAATAGCCCTGCACCTTGTGCGCGACCTCTTCGGCCTTATCCACCGGGTTGCTGGCGATAAGCTCCTGCTTCACCGCGAAGTCGAACAGCGTCTTGAGCGTCTCGCGTAGCCGCTTGGCTGCCGCAGACCCTCCGACCGTTCTCCCGTTCTCTGTCTGCTTGTCGAAACGCTCGGCAATGATGCTGTCGATATGCTTTGGCTTGAAGTCGGCCACGAGGAACTTTCCGTGCTTCTCACGGAAGCCCTCGACAATGCGCCTAACCGTCCGCTGCCATTCATCGCCCTTGCGGCGGAACGCGAGGGACTGGTAGAACCTTGAAACCAGATCATCGACAGTTCCAGGCTTGGCGCGGTTCAGGGACGGAACGCCAGTCAACGCCTCCGCATAAGCTTTGCGATATTCCTCCGTTCCCGGCGGCGGCAGATAGAACGACACTCCGTCCCTGCGGAACCGGAATCGCTCCCTGCCGTGCCGATCCACGAACGAGGACACATACTTGTCGAGCTTGCGCCTACGAGCCATAGAGCTTGTCCAGCGGGTTCGTTCGTTCCTTACCAGGCGCTCCAATGAATACCACGATCCGCTCGCCTTCAAACTCCACACGCGCAACAGGCAGTCCCGACGCTTCCACGCCAGTCACCGCCCGACGCACATCGTCTTTCGTGAAGCGAGCAGCCCGTGTCACCCTACTGATCCACGTTCGTTTGATGGGGTTGCGCCTAGACTCTCTTCAAGCTCAGCCTTGGTTGCCGCGGCGTCTGCTTCAGTGTGCCTTTGCTGCGCGTATTTCAGACAAATCTTTGCGTTCTCAACGTCTCGTTGCGCTCTCAAGAGTGCCCGATATGCGCGATCCGCGTCCTCGCGAAGTTTTTGCGCTTTGGTTTTCATCACCCCACCACCTTTCTGCACACGCATTTTCTAGGACAGAACCGGGAATGCACCCTCCCATGAACAAACTCCCTCCTTCCGGGAGTCTGCCAATTCGGCCTCGACATGAACGATCTCTCTGTAGAGCGAGAGGTGGTGAATCTCATGGGGTTTCTCCTTGGGAGAGGGCCGCAAGCGCCGCTAGTTGCGCGTTTGTATTGCTTCGCTCTTCTGGCGTCAGAACGCGGACAAATTCCAGCTTGTAGATTCCAGCGCCGACCCGCACGTCTTTCGTGGCCGCGAACGTCCATGTGATCATTCTTCCGTCAAAGCTGACTGGATCATCATCTTCCGGGCAGAAACAAGCGCTGCTGGAAATAGCGAACGATGTGTCGCCCTCGGAAATCCTGCTCACTTCGCCCTCCTCACATGAACAAACTCCCTCCTTCCGGGTGTCTGCCATGACTTGTCCCTTTGGAAACTGGATTCTGTTTTGCGGGAGGTGATGAATAGTCTCATGCTGCTACCTTCCTGCGATGTCGTTCATTGTAAGCCGCCAAGTCCGCGTCCGGTTTTGTGATAACCAAGCCGCCCTCGGCGCATTCCCTCTCGATCCGGTCCATGAACCGCACCATCTGCTTCACGTTCATCTGACTTGTGACTGGCGTGTATTCCATCGCCCGCAGTCTCTCTTGGCGGGTTAGGGGCCGAAGCGTCATTCGGCAGAACGTCCGATAGTCCTGGCTGTCCTCGCACAGCACGGCAAGCCCATGATCCAGCTTCCACCGTGCCTGAACCTCGTCGGAGTCTTCGCCGGTTTGCTGGCCCACGTCCGTCGCCCATTTCCACATCAACCGATTTTGCTCGGCAGAGCGGTCCAGCCCTTCAGTCGCAGAGACCGTCATGGGTAGCTTCCGGCCTGATAGGTACGTAAACCACAGGTCTAGATCGTCGGCGGTGCGGATCAGGCGCTCAACCATTGCGGTCCCTCATCGCTTCCTCAATCTCTCTCCGCTTCGGAGACGCCTTGATGAACTCCCGTATCAGCGGCTCAACCTGAACCCGGGCCTCGGTCCAGAACGACTCTTCGCCAATCATGTGCTGGCGTGCGTGGCAGTCATGGCAGAGGCTGACGGTGCGCCAGTCGTCCGGCTTTTGAGCTATTCCCGCTCCGCTTCCGTTGCGAACATGCGCGACCTGGATTGCAGATGTGGACAGGCATACCGAGCAAGCGTGCGACCGCACGAAATTGCAGTGCGCTTGACTGCGCCAGCGTGAGGCTCGCTTGGCCTTCTTCGGGATGCGCGGCGGCAGCATCAGAAGCCCGGAATGTCGTCGTCAATGTAGGCCGATGCACGACCAGAGGATTGAGGCTGTTGATGCGGGGTAGAACCCTTCTCTTTGGGCTCGAACAGATTGGCCACACAGCGCCCCTCGGCGTCCGGAAGCGGTAGAGCATCGAACACTAGCTGGATGCCCTTGTCTCCCTCCCACGCCGTTCCAATGCGCGTCCAGAAGGTCTTGTCGTCCTTCCCCTTGCGCGGGGTGCAAATGTCGTATCGCTTGTTGCTCATGCCGTTTGCCTCATTTCTCTGCCGTTGAATCCAACGCCATTCTCAGCGACCTTGCCGAAGTTGGCGCGTAGGTTTTCTATCACCGTGCCAAGCCCTTCAAAGACTTCGCCAGTCCCCTCCTTGATCCCGCCACCCCACCAGAACGGGAGCGCTGCCTTGAGCTGCTCCTGAAGCGGGATTGTGTCGGCGAGGATCTTGTTGAGTTCGTCAGCGTCTCCGCTGTTCAGAATGTCCGCCCAAAGCTCGGTCGCCTTGGCCTTAAGATCGGTCTTGTTGCGGCACGGGCCAGGAGGAAACGGAGCGTCCCGCTCCTTCACAACCGGCAAGCCGGAATACTTCCACGGATCGTCCGTGAACTTCTTGAACTTGCCGTCGCCCTTGACCTCACAAGGAACCCAGATGTTGCCGAGCGAATAGAGGTAGCGGGCAATGCCCCACTTGACGGCAGCACGTTTTAGAGCGTCGGAAACCGCACCCTTGTCGCCCTCGACATCGGTGTTCCCGGCACCATCGGACTTATTGACCCAATGGCCGTCAACGTTGATGGAGAGCGTGCAGATCACACGACCGCGCGGCGTCTCCTCGTAGCGATCCTGCCAGTTCTCAGGGCCGCAAACCGTGTCCAAGCGGTCCATGACATCGCGGGCGTCTATATAGGCCAGCGCCAATGCTTTGCCGTTTGATACGGCCTGTGCGCGCCAGTGAACCTGTGACGGATCGAAGGGGTCCGCCAGTTGCGCGATCTTGTCTGCTGCCACGCCTTCCATCATGAATCCTCCTTGGTTTCGATAGCCGCCTTCAGGGCGTCGATTGCGCGGTGATCCAGATAGTCCAGCGGCGCACCGTCGCGCAGAAGTCGAGCCTTTGTCGGCATTTCGTCGCGCTCGTAAAAAGCGATCAGGGCCGGACGCCACGATTCAAGCTCGTCCATCTCGTCAAGCACCTGCTCGACTGTCTTTAGTGCTCTAGTTGCCATCTCAATTTCCCTTCGCGATGTCGCGGTAATGATCGGCCATGTCGGCCAAGCGATCTGTCATGCGATCCCAGGCGCGGTCGGCCATCTTCTCGTAAGCCGTGGACCAGTCGCAGCCGGTGCGCTCCATTTCCTCTTCGATCAGCTCTTCGTGAGCCGACATGAAAAGCTCTTTCGACATCACATCGCCTCCACGTTTATAGTGAATGACATCGGGCCACCTTTTTCGGAGACGGTAATTTCCGCTCCTTCGGCGGTTGCCTTGAGCAATGGTTCATGCTCGTTCAGCAGCTCGGCAATGATGCCAGCCAGCTTCTTCGCCATGCCGTCACGATAGGATTGGCGCATCTGAACGGGTGTCAGAATGTCGCGCACGAAATCGGGCATTGCATTCATGGTCACACTCTCCTGACGATCCATTGCGGTTGCGATGTGGTTCATGCTGATTGCTCCTGTTTCTCGTTGCGCTCGTGAGCAGTGCAGCTAGTGCAAAGCCACTCGATGCGTTCAGGGCCAAACTCGTTCAGCGGCTCGACCTCGCAATGCCCGAGGAAGAAGTCTGCGGTTCCGAGAAATCGACCGCACGAAACGCATTTGACGCGCTCACTCACAGCCATTGCGTCCTCGTCTCTGATTTGAGTGTCATGCGCCGACTCCGAATTGACCGTTCAGCTCATTCCAGCAGTCACGGCAGAAGGCATCGCCGTGGTGAAGCTCGGTCGCGGGCTCACCACAGTCACCGCACATTTCCGGCTCCCCGAGCGGATCAGGCTGGGTCAGCGAGTATTCAGGCTCGCCCATGTAGCCGTTGTTGTGCATCGCGAAGTCGGCAGCATCGCTCCAACTGTCGAACCATGTGACCTGCATCTGATGGCCAACGATCTGCCCGACGGGCCAGCGCATTGCAGGGCGAGTGTCGGGACGGTTTGCATAGAGCGCGTCCAGATCGACCGTCTTGCGGATTGGGGTGTGTTTGGTCACAGTGCCATCGCCTTCGGGCAGTATTTCGGCTGAAGATCGGCGGTTCGCTCAAGGAGGCACATGACGTGGATGAACTCAGCGTTCTGCCCCGCTTTGAAGCCGCGATAATAGCCGATGCTCTCTGCGGCGCTCAGGATGGCCCAAACGAGGATCACCGGATTGAGTGTCAGCCCGCCGACCACCTGTCCGCCCGGGCGCGCTGACTCGGGCACGCGGTTCATCTCGGTGATCGCATGCTCGAACATCGGCCGAAGCCGCGTGCGCGCCTCGGCGAACGTATATGGCGGCGCTCGGTCGACCTTCCGGCCGGAGGGGACCACTGGCTCCGTCAGCCGTTCTCCTTTTCCAAGGAGGAAATTTCGCCGTTCAACCATGGCTTTGGCTTTCCTGCTGAGCGCGTTTCCTGATGGTCATTCGGCTGACCCCGGTGATCTCGGACGCGGCGCGTTGCGATATGCCGGGAACCGCAGCCAGCCGCTCGGCGAGCGACATGAGTTCTGAGTGGGGGAGATCGGCAACCCGCGCCCGAATGAAGCGCTGGATTTCGTCGTCCAGCGGAACTTCGTCGAGGACGCTTGCCCGGCGAAGGCTGCTGACGCGCTTCTCGATTTCACCGAAGCTCGTGTTGTCGAGCAGGATCGAGAGTACATCCGCCCATTCGCCAGCAGCGTCGCTCTCTAACCCGAAGAAGGAGCGGATCGCCGACGCGACTTCTTCCCGCCGAGGCTTGGGAAATTCGACGAGCATGTCGAACCGTCGCCAGATTGCCGGATCGAGAAGCTCGGGATGATTGGTCGCGGCAAGGAGGATTCCGTTTGTGGGCCATTCATCAATTTCCTGAAGGAGGACAGTGACGAGGCGCTTCAGTTCGCCAATTTCGGTCGCGTCGTCGCGCCGCTTTGCGATCGCATCGAATTCATCCAGCAGGAGAATGCAGTCTTGGCGCTTCGCGTAGTCGAGAACCGCGCGAACATTGTTGCCGGTCCGCCCAAGGTAGCTGCTCATCACTGCCGATAGGTCTAGGATCAAGAGCGGTAGATCGAGTTCGCTCGCGATCCACCTTGCCGACATGGTTTTCCCTACGCCAGGGGCGCCGACAAACAGCGCCGAACGTGTCGGCAAAATGCCCGACGCGACCAGCCGGTCCAGACTCTGGCGTTCACGGACGAGGCCGACGATCTGGGCTTCGACCTCACGGGTAAGAACTGGCTTCGCCGCATCGGTGGAATGTTCAATCCGGAGCAAATTGAGCCGGGAATCAGCATCGACTGGAACGGGAACGCCTGCTTCCCGGCGCAATGCCGAGCTGCGGCTTGTGGCAGCCCGCACCATCGCCGACAGCTTTTCGCTGGCCGCCGGGTCCGTCTCGCGGACACGTCGGGCCGCTTTATTCAGAAACAGAGTTACATCATGCGGCTTGCCGCTGAGAGCCAGCCGAGCCAGCGTCATGAAGTCCTCCGAAATTGCGTAGGCGGCGAACGTTTTCAGACGCGCCTTCACCGTGCGAACTCCGCCAGCACGTAAAGCACGCAGCACGTCACCAGACTTGCCGCAAACCAGTTGGCAGCGAGAAAGCCTACCTTGCGGAGGATGACGCGGGTGTGAGCCTCACGTTTCTCCACCTTGCGGCGGATATCCTCCATGATGCCATCGACACGCGCAGCCTCGAACCGGCGAAGGTTATCTTCCTGAAGCTGGCGAAGCTCAGTCGCCCAATCGTCACCAGAGGCGACAATGCGAAGGTGAGAGGGGCGCGTCATGCTGCTTCTGCGACTTTTACGGTCGCGGCCCAGCTAGGAACCTTCGGCTCGTCGGCGCGCATTGGCATAAGGACACCGAAGAACTCGGGATCGGCGGCATCGCGGACTAAGTGCGGAGATGATCCGTCGCTTCCGCTGATGCTGATATGCTCACCAAAAGAGGCGAAATATTTGGCGTTGAAAGAGCGCGTGACGCCGGTTGAAGTTGGGATAACGCGCCGCCAGTTCGGGAACTCGCCGCTGATTATGGCGTCCCCAATCCTAAGCTCGGCTTGCTCAACGCGCTCGATAGCAGCTTCCGGCGTATCGTCCTGTTGAACAGGAACGACCGACACATACCCCATTGTCTCGCCGGTAAGCGTCACGATCAGCCACTTGGGCTTCTTGGACGATTTCAATAGCGGCGATAGTTTGACGATGGCCGGGGTGAAACAAAGACCTTCAGGATCGCGCCTTACGCCGAGGCGATGGCCGTCTGTGGCAGCGCAGATAACGCCGCCGTCGGGGGACGGCTCGATATGAACGCCAGCAAGGTAATAACGGAAGCCCTGCGTCTCTGTGTAGGGACGGACCCTGAGAGCTGCGTTCAAGCGGACTGCCGCGATGTGCTTTGGATATTCCGGCTGTTTCGCCATCGTTCACTCCATCTGCTCTTGCGATGGAGGTGTTATGCATTATGCGTTACGGCTTGTCAAACGCATTTTGCATTATTTTGGGGCTTTTTGTGTTTCCCTTCTCGCTGCCCGGAGGCGAAGCACCACTTCCGTAGCCTTGCTCTGGGCCGCGTCATCCACATGGCGATAGAAGATTCCAAGATCGGGCGGAGTCATTTGGGCCTGAAGGTCGAATTTCCAATCCGTAACCTCCGAGCCGCACGCACTCACCACGCCTTGAGCCACCACCGCCGCACTAGAAATATGGTCGTCAAGCTCATAGCCTTGGCCGTAGAAGCACCGCATCATCGCTAGTTCAGCGGAGGCAACGTCGGACGCCGCAAGCGCTAGCGCTATGGCGATCATTCGCCCGCCAACACCCTGAGAATACGGAGCGCTTCAGCCCTTCGGATCGGCGGAAGGTGTTCCACGAGGTCCACGATTTCGGCGGTTTCGGTCTTGTTCTCTGTTCCTGGCGCTTCTCCCACGCCGTAGAGCAGCCATTGCTCTCGCACCTTGTATTTGCGGGCGTAGGTGAACGCCTTCTTTGCGCTGATTCCACGGCTGCCGTTTTCGTGGGACAAGTAGGTGGACACCGGAAATCCCAAAGCCTCTGCGGCTTGCTTGCCGGTTTCGTAGCCAGCTCTCAGACGCGCAATTCGGAGACGGGCGGCGGGATCGTCCATGCCCGACCACATAAAGCGTTCCATTATGCAAAAGGCGCTTGCGTCTGATAACGCGTTATGCATAATAGGGGTATGCGCACTCATAGTGAGATTATCCGAAGCGCTGGCATAAACACGGTCTGCGCGATCACTGGAAAGCCCGTCTCCACGGTTAGCTCGTGGGGGCAACGCGACAGCATTCCCTCCGAATATTGGGCGGCACTGATCGGCGCTGGCCACGCTACGTCCGACGAGCTTATCGCAGCCGCCGCGAAGCGTGCCGCGTGACTTCGCTAGCTGCCATTTGGGAAAGCGATGATCGTGGCTTCTCGTGCATCATATTCCTCAAGCGCCCTGAGCGCTCTGGCAATGCAAATCCGAAACACATTGAGAGCGAAGGCTCGTTTCGATCCGTCCGCATAGCTGGCGATAACGATCCCGCTTCTGATGATAAATTCGCAAGGTTCCTCGACAAATTCCGGTCTGTCCACACGCTCCTCCCACGCCGAGCAGCGGACAGTGAAAGCCCGAAATCCCTAACCGAATCCCTAGCAGGCACGGTTAATCCTTTCATATCGCGCAGCCGCCGGTTTCACCGGGTTCCCGGCGGCACGCAGAGCCCGAGTGGCGCCGAGCCCGTCGCTCGGGCTCAATCTTTCGCGTCCGAGTGCTGACCCGGCATGGCGGGGGGAATCATCGCACTGATCCTGTTCGCCACCCTTCTCGGCTCTGGCGTTTACATGCGCGTGCGGACGTGGATCGACCACGGCCCGCTTGCTGATGGCGAGCTTGGCGACTTTCCGTATTTGCCACAAGGGTTCGGGACCGCCAAGCGGGGGCGGGAGGCTGCGACGGCCCCGAAAGCTGACAACGCCAATCATGTTGCGGGCCTATAACGATGCCCGATTCAATTTTTCTTGATTATGACTGTGACGCGATTCAGGAGGCGATGGCTGTTGCGCTGTTGCACTTCAAGAACGCCAACAAGCTCACCCTTAAAATCATAGCGAAAGAGATCGAGCGCGAGCCGCAGTCGATCCACCAATACATATCTGGCGGCGCTGAAATGCCCATGAGCTGCTGGCTCAAAGCCGTAGCCAAGTGGCCGGAACTCAACGACCGCCTGATTTTCAATCTCGACGAAGCAGAGAAGGCATTTCGCGCAAGGCAACGCGAACTGAAGCTGGGGGTATGAGTCCGCCCAAGTTCTACGCGCTCGGTCGCCTGAAAACCGGCGCGATGAACAAGACCGAGGAAGCCTACGCTCGCGATCTGCGCGATGCTCAGACCCTCGGGGATATACTGTGGTATCGCTTCGAAGGCCTAAAACTTCGGCTCGCTGACAATACGTTTTATACGCCGGATTTCGCTGTTCTGGCAAGCGATCACGTCATGGAGTGCCACGAAGTCAAAGGCTTCTGGCGCGACGATGCCAGGGCAAAAATCAAGATCGCCGCCGAGCAATATCCATTCCGGTTCAAGGCTGTCCAGGCGCTTCCGAAGAATCATGGCGGCGGCTGGAAAGTGGAAGAGTTCTGATGAGCTTCGGAGCCACCCCCGAGCGCTGCGAGGCAGGAAAGTGAACGCGCCTCTGTGGAGATCGCACTGGCCATGGGAGCCAGAAGAGGATCAATTCCTCGTCAGGAAGCGGCTTGAGGGCATTTGCACCAAGGAACTCGCGAGAGAGCTTCAGCGCAGCCCTTGGGCGCTGCACGGAAGAATGCAGCAGCTCCGCAGGCTCATCAGTGAAATGGATGGCGAGGCGCTGTTCCAGAACAGGCGTGAGGAGCTTGAGCTTCTGGACCGCCTATTGGTCGAAAGGCGGCGCAAGTGAGCTACTTCTACCTAGCCGACCGCAGGCCAACCGAAAACCAGCTCGCAAAGGCATTATACGAGTTTGCCGCGCATGAGGAGAACGACACGCCATTAGATGAAATCGCGTGGCTCATGGATACCACCATCGGGAGCGTCTGTGCTTACCGAAGGATGCTTCACCAGGTCATGGGTGAGCCGTGAGCATCCGCATGATGTCTCTGGTGTGGGAGCTGACGCTCCCAGACAGCGAGAAGCTGGTTCTACTGGCGCTTGCCGACTGTGCCGACGATGAAGGGGTTTGCTGGCCTTCTATATCCACGCTGGCGCGCAAATGCACCAAGAGCGAGCGCACGGTTCAGTGCTGTATTCGCTCGCTTGAACAGCGCGGGCACCTGGGACGCAAAGAGATCGCGGGCAAAGGGTGCAGATACCTTGTCCACCCGATCGTTATGTTCGGAACCCCCGCAGCCGCTGCACCCCGCAGAGACTGCACCCCCGCAGAGGATTCACCGGTGCAGCCGTTGCACCAACCCCCGCAAGGATTGCACCCCACCCCCGCAGCCGCTGCACCCAAACCATCAAAGAACCATAAAAAACCATCACCAATAACAACCGCGCACGCGCTTCCGGACGATTGGGAGCCGGTTGAGTTCTCCGTTGGCAGCGAGAGCCGCAAGGTGATCGACGGTTGGCCCCCAGGTGAGTTCGGCGTCCAGCTTGAGAAGTTCCGTGCCCAGCACGGCAAGAAGGGCGACAAGTTCGTGGATTGGCAAAAGGCTTGGTCAACTTGGGTGCTGAACACCCGCATTTTTGGAGTCGGAGTGAATGAGCGACGAACCAACAGCCTGGGAAGACATCAACCCGCCGATGGCATTAGCTCCACGGCACGAGCCGCCCTCGCCGTATTTGGCTCCGGCGAGCACTGAGGATTTCCGAAACGAGCTGACGGCCTGCCTAGCCCTGGTTGCCCCTGCTGGAATGACTGAGGAAGCGAAGCGAGACTGGTTAGCTGTTGCATGGGGTACGGTGGGGCATTTGCCCGCCGATCTGCTCAAGCTTGGCTGCGAGGCCGCAAGGAAGACTGCTGACCATCCATCCAAGATCGTTCCCACGATCATTGCCGAGACGGAGAGGCGATTGCAGGCGAGGAAAGAGACATTCCACCGGATAGATCAATTCGAGCCCAGCTACAAAACCCACATTGCCGACCGTAACCGAAGGGATTTCAAGGCAAAGGATTGGGCAGAGTTGAATCAATACCTAGAGAGTATGGGATCGAAGGTGAGATATACGCCAGAAGGCAAGAAGGTAAGCGCATGAACATCTTCAAGCGCCTGGGCGTCAACTATTTGTGGGGAATTATCAACTTCACAGCCGGTTGCATTTTGTGTTCGATTTACGTGGTGTTTTTACTTGCCTCGACCGGGCATATTCGTTGACTTTTCCGCCGTTTTTCGGCATAGATCACTTATGGCTGGATATCCCTATCAGGTTGCCTTTGAGCAGCCCCTTGTCCAGCAATTCCATGAGGAGGGAAACTGGCCCGCTGATCTGGCGTTCGCCCGCTTCCCAGTAGCGAATGGTGCGCTTGTCGCTGAGGCGCAGAACGTCCGCAAGCTGAGACTGCGAGAGGCCCGCTCGAACCCTGATGGCCTTGAACGTCTCGGGCGTCATCCTTCGCTTACTACAGGGGGTCATTGTTCCCGTAAAGAGTGTCTTGTTGTCGCGCAGCCATTCGCGCAGCGGCGCAGGGTTTCCCTCTGCATAAGCCGACCTGGCTTCGGTAAGCTCCACGGGATCGCCAGCCATGCGGATGTGATAGTCGCCAGTGCCGCTCATCAGGGCGCAATGTCTAAACCACCGGCTCTTGTGGCAGATGCACTCGTGATTGCGGCACTTGGGCCTGAAGCTTTGCCGTTTGGATGGCTTGGCGTATTCGCTCAACGCCTCCCTGTCGCGCGCCGACGAAGGCGGAGGAACGAACGTGAATCGCTCCATTCCCTCCAACCCATCAATCCCAACACCAGCCTCGCTACAGGCTTTGATAAGCGCTTTCTGAGCGCTCAGCTCGGCCTTACTGATGTGTTGCATGGCGGATCATCTCGGCAGAGGCGGAGAGAGAGTTCGCAGTCGCGTGGATCAACGGCGACACGACGAAGGCGACCAGCGCCAATCCGAGCGCTAGGACGATCAGATATTCGATTGTTCTCGACATTACATTCTCCCGTGTCCGGTGGAGCAATGCTCCGTGGTTGAGAACACAATACATAAAGAGGAACAATGTTCCTGTCAACATCGATGATTGCAGAGAGTAATTGCACATTGGTGCATGATCATCGGATGAGACTAAACAACTCATTTCCCGCCCATTCACGCATTCCCCGAGAATTATGCACGCGGTTGCATAGAAGTGTCGCCAATCGCGGGGTTGATTGCATAGAACATGCATAATCGCTGCATAATGCCATCACTGACCATCCTCGCCTGAGTTGACCACACATGCCGCCAGGCCGCGACCATACACATGCAATGCGACCGAAGCTGACCGAACCCGAATAGACCGGGGGTATGGGCCGGGGCACCCCCAAGATTTCGAGCGAGGGGTGTTGTGCAATCAACCAATCTATCCGGCGTCTCCAAAAATAGCGGACCTTCTGAAAAAGTGGTCTGCCCCTAAATCTCTGTATTAGTTGAGCAATACGGCATTTACTTCCGACAATTCTTGGAATATAGTTCGCTGGTGGGGAATGATCTTACAGTAAAAGACGACCGTTCACACGACGGAAAGGCTCTGGCTAGTCTTTCGGACCAGCAGAGGGCGTTCGTTTTAAGACTGATGGAACTTGGCCCGACAAAGAAAGCTGCGGCGAAGGCTGCAACTGATGTCGGGTTTAGTCAGTGGAACGGCTACAAGCTCATGCGCGATGAGCGCATACTTGCGGCTATTCACGAGGAGTCGGCCAAGCAATTAGCTGGCGGTGTCCTGATAGGGGTCAAGCGACTTATCGAGATCGCCCAGGATAAGGAACACCGGGATAGTTACAAGGCGGCGAAAGAGCTTGCCGCCATGAATGGGTTTAGCGCCGAGCAGAGGATCGTCGTGGAGCACGTCTCGACCGATACCAGGGAACAGATACGGCAGATCAGGGCGATGGCGATTGAGCTTGGCCTGAACCCGGAACAGCTGATCAAGTCGGCGGGGATCGTCGAGGCCGAGTTTACTGAGGTCGAAGATGACTCCTGACCCTCGGGTAGAAAATCTTCACCGTACTCTTGCCGCTGCGGTAGAGTTCAAGAAATACAACAGGCTTCATCAGTTCACTCCCTACGCCAAGCAAAAGGAGTTCTTCTCGCTAGGGGCTACCAAACGCGAACGGATGCTCAACGCCGGAAACCAGTTGGGCAAATCCGAAGCGGGGGCATTTGAAACCGCCTGCCATTTGACCGGGCTCTATCCCGACTGGTGGGACGGGCTTCGATACGAACGGCCCGTTCTGGCTTGGGCCTGCGGCTTAACCGCCGATAAGACCATGAACATCAACCAACTCAAGCTCTGCGGAAAGCCCAATACTCCCGGAACCTTGGGAACCGGATATATCCCGAAATCCTGCATAGACACAGACCCCGTACTGGGAAGAGGGACCACGGGGGCCTTCGCTTCGATAGCAATTAAGCACGTTACAGGCGGATACTCCACACTCGCCTTCAAGTCCTACGAACAGGGGTGGCAGAAGTTCCAGGCGGACTCGGTGGACTTTATCTGGCTCGATGAAGAGCCGGACGACATGAAGATTTACACCGAATGTCAGGCCCGTGGGATTGCTACAAAGGGTTCGATAATCATCACCTTCACCCCGCTTCAGGGCGAGACGGAGCTGTATCAGTCCTTTGCCCGTGGCGACGATCCCAACAAGGGGTTCGTCAACATGACCGGGGACGACATTCTCTCCGATCCGAACGGGCACTTAACGGAGGAAGAGTATGAAAGCCAAATCTCCTCGTTCCCACTACACGAACAAGCGGCCAGAAGGTCTGGAAGGCCAATCATGGGGTCTGGCGCTATCTTCCCGATCCAGCGAGAGACTATCGAGGTTCCTCCAATCCCCGAACCTCTTGGCCACTGGCGGCTGGGATGGGGTGTCGATTTTGGCGGAATGGGAGGGTCAAGCCGTAAATTTAGCCATCCCTTCGCAGCGGTACTGGGATTTTACGACCCAATCACCGACATCATCTACATAGCCCACGCGCTCCAGCTAAAGAACATGATGCCCATTCAGCACGCGGATGCAATGAAACGCATCTGTGCCGGAGCACCCGTATTCTGGCCCCACGACGGCCACCGAAGAGCCTCCGACGATTCCCCGGAGACTACTGCGGGACTCTATAAGGCCCACGGCCTCAGGATGTTCGCAACCCACGCCACGTTTCCGACCGGAGGATATTCGACCGAGGCCGGGATCATGGAAATGATGCAGAGATTTACTTCGGGAAGATTGAAGGTCTGTAGCCATCTTCTCGAATGGTGGGAAGAGTTCGTAAGTTATCACCGCGACGAAAAGGGGGATATCGTCAAGATTCACGACGATCTCATGTCTGCCACACGAATACTTGTGATGATGGCGAAAAGATTTTGCGTCGGCGGAATACCTATGGGGTCTTTGGGCGGGCAGCATTGGAAAGACTTCGCAAGGAAAAACTCCCAGACACATGACGGAGTTTACATGGCGCATGGGGTAGACATAGACCCCTTCACTGGAGATTGAAGAATTACTTGCCACACTACGCAAAGTAGTGGTAGATTAACAGCGTGGCGACCCCCAATCCTATAGTTCCTACTAATCCGAATGCCTTTGGACAGGCGGGAATTGACTTGGGACTTGGCGGCGATCTTCAGGAACAAGTCCAGGACGAGATCATGGACAGGCGTAAACGGGCACTGCTCGCGGCCAATCAGCAGCCCGGTTCCTTTGGGGCATTGGGTCTATCTGGAGTCTCCGGGGTTGGGAACACAGGGGGAATGGCGCTTCAGGCGCTGATGGGGGCGGGAGTGATCGGTGGGTGAGCTGGTCCGGCTGCACGAAGAGAAACTTTCTGCACCGGCACAATCAGGATACGAAGACGAGATCGTAACGACCCGGCTCCAGGAGTTCGGGCAAATGAACCTGTGGCGGTCCACCACCGCAGCCCACTGGGAAGAGATCGCGGAGCTGATCGATCCAGCCTCACGAAATACCTTCTACTACGGAAATTACAACTGGCCGGGACAGAAGAAGACCGACCGTCAGGTGGACGCAACGGGCATGATGGCCCTCGGGCGTTTTTCTGCGATTCTGGACAGCCTTCTTACTCCCCGTAACCAAATCTGGCACCAGTTGGCCTCCGATCATCCGGAGATCATGGCTAATCGCGATGCACGTTTGTGGTATGAGGCAGTAACCAAGATACTATTTCAGGAGCGATACGACGCTATTGCCAACTTCACGGCAGGTAATCAGCGAGTATACAGAAGCTTGGGCGCTTTCGGAACCGGAGGTTTATTCATCGATCAGGCGGTCGATGACTGGAACCGCCCAATAAATAAGCTACGCTATAAGAACATTCCCATCGGGGAATTGTTCATTAGCGAGAATCATCAAGGGCGAGTGGACAAAGTGATCCGCTGGTTCAAGATGACGCCAAGACAAGCCTATCAAAAATTCGGTGATCGTATTCCAGCTATGTTGCTGGCAGCAATGGAACAGAAGTCGGAGCAGATGTATGACTTCCTCCATTGTGTCCAGCCTCAGACTGATTACGAGGAAGGTGCGTGGGGCGTTAAGGGAATGCCCTATTCGTCTCAGTATATCTCTATTCAGGGCCGCGCTTTACTTTCAGAAGGTGGCTATCGTTCTTTTCCCTATGCGGTAGGGCGATATATCCAGACGCCGATGGAGACCTATGGCCGGTCCCCGGCGATGGAAGTCCTTCCTGCGCTAAAAACCCTGAACGCAGAAAAGACAACCTTCCTGAAAGTGGGGCACAGGGCAGCGGACCCGACCCTCCTCACCTACGATGACGGGCTTATCGATCCGACCATGAAACCCGGCGCGGTGAACAAGGGCGGGATGAGCGCGGACGGGAAGCCCCTGATCGGCATCCTTCCGACCGGGCAGATTCAGGTCACCAAGGAGATGATGGACGAGGAAAGAGCGTTAATTAACGACGCCTTCCTCGTTACCCTGTTCCAGATTTTGACTGAGACCCCCCAGATGACCGCGACCGAGGTTATCGAGCGCACCAACGAGAAGGGTATCCTGATTGCCCCCACAGTGGGCAGGCAGCAGTCCGAATACCTCGGCCCGATGATCCATAGGGAACTGGACCTTCTTTCGCGCATGAAGAAGTTCCCGCCCATGCCCGACGTGATCCGGGAAGCGCAGGGCGAATATAACGTCGTCTACACTTCCCCTCTCGCCAGGGCGCAGCGGGCGCAGGATGTAGCGGGTTTCCAGAGAACTCAACAGAGCGTCATCGAGATCGTGAACGCGACACAGGACCCATCGGTTCTCGACGTGTTCAACTTCGACGTTGCAGTTCGCGAGATTGCGATGATCCAGGCTGTCCCCGAGAGATGGCTTAATGACGATCAGACAATTCAAAAGGTTCGCAAGGCCCGCGCCCAGCAGGCGGCACAGCAGCAGCAGATTCAATCGCTACCGGCTCAGGCGGCGATGGTGAAAGCGCAGGCCACGCTTCAGAAAAATGGCGTCCCGCAACAGCCGGGAGCCGGACAGCCGATTCCACAACAAGCTGGGGGACAGTAAATGGTCGATCATGTGCCGGGTAAGCCCCGGATCGGAACGTTTGTGGACTATTACAATCCACGCTTCATGCAGAGGATCGGATATACGGAAGGGTATGGACAGAGGTTCGACGGCCCCTACGCGGCTCTGGTGACCAACAACCTTGGGGACGGACTGACCCTTACGATATTCCTTCCCACCGCCGCTCCCACGGAGCTTACGGGCGTTCCGTTCAAGGCCAATGCTCCTGATTATGTTTCGAGGGACGGAACCAACCACCCGGCCCAAAGCGGGAATGGGTATTGGGACTGGCAGAATCCGGCTCAGGCAGCGCGTGCGGCGAAGAGTGCCTAAGCCAATCACAGAAGATCAGGCGAAAGCCCTGTTCGACAATACCGCCGAACTCCAGAAGGCGTTCCTGACGGCGTTCGCTGGCGAATCGGGAAAAGCTGTTCTTGCCCATCTTTCTAAGTTCTGCCGCGCCAATGAGCCATGCTTCATGGAGAACGATCGCTACCATGCGCTTCTAGAAGGACGGCGCGAGGTCTGGCTTCAGATTCAAGCCCAACTGAATCTTACAGTCGAGGAATTGATGCAACGACGGCTCGGCGATTCCGCCGTGGTCGTGAAATACGAAGAGGGGGATGACAATGAGTGAAGTGATCGAAACGCCGCCGGTAGAAGCTCCTCCGGCTGACAAATGGTATTCCGCTCTCGACGCCGACGCGCAGAGCTACATCACGTCGAGAGGTCTGGCCGATAAAGACCCGGTTGCTGCTTTTCTTGAAACCGCCAAGGCGCACAAGGAAGCCCAAGCCTATATCGGCGTCCCCAAGGAACAGCTCCTCAAGCTCCCCAAGGCCGACGCTCCTCCCGAGGAATGGGACGCGGTATATGAACGTCTCGGTTATTCAAAGAACGCCGACGACTACAAGCTCGAGGGCTTGAAGCATGCGGACGGCACCGACGTTGACGACGCGACCAAGGACTTCATCCGTTCACAGGCGACCGAACTAAAACTGTCCCCTGCGGCAGCTCAGAAGCTCGCTGAGAATACGATCAAGCGTCTCGACGATACAAAGTCCGCATCCTCGGCAGACGAAGCCGCAGCGGCCACCAAGGCCCTTGAGCAGCTAAAGCAATCGTGGGGTCCGAACTACGAAGCCTACAAGGTCATTGCCGACCGTGGATACGAAGCCCTGATGAAAGAGGCCGGGCTGGACCAGGCCAAGATGACTGCGGCAATCCAGAAGCTTGGTGAAGCCACCGGCAAGGCCGAAACGATGCAACTTCTTCTGGCGGTCGGAAAGAAACTCGGAGAAGATAATTTCGTCGGTGGTGGTGGCCCTTCGGGAAATACTTACTACACCAAAGAAACCGCTCTCGCCCGTCTAAGTGAACTCAAGGCGGACAGTTCCTATACGGCCCGTTATCTTGCTGGCGGCACGGCTGAAAAGAAGGAAATGGAAAATCTTCACGCCATTGCTTACGGAGTGCAATAAATCTCTTGACAGTCGAGTAAAGATATAGGAAGTAGCGTACTGACATAAGGCGCACACCCTATTGGGCCGCTGATAAGTCACACGACCCCCGGTTCCCGGATACGGTCTCCAAGCGATCACTTTGATTGTGGAGTCTTTCCGTGGCTACTGACGGTCTATATCAGCTTTACACGACCCAGTTCTCGACTGTTCTTGAGCTTAAGCTCCAGCAGATGGGGTCGAAACTTCGCGGCAAGGTTCGCGAGGGCTTCCATGTCGGCAAGATGGCATCGCCGGTCAACCAGATCGGCGCGGTGCAGCTCAAGGCTCCGGCGGGACGCTTCGCACCAATCCAGCGCACCGACCCGGATTTCACCCGGCGTTGGGTGTTCCCGCAGGACGGCGAACTCTCTCAGCTCATCGACAGCTTCGATGAACTGAAAACCATTGTCGATCCCAAGTCGCAATACTCCGACAACGCCGCACAGGCGGTCGGTCGTGGCTGGGACGACTGTATCATCGCCAACGCCTTTGCTACGGCCCAGACCGGGCAGGACGCGGCCAGCCTCACTCCGGAGTCGTTCGACACCACCAACTTCCGGATCGCCGACACCTTCGGTGCAGGCGCGACTTCGGTGGGTCTCACCGTTGCCAAGCTGATCGAAGCCAAGCGCATCTTCCGTCACTATCACGTCGATATTGACGCCGATCCGCTCTGCCTCGTCATCGGCTCGTCTCAGGAAGCCGACCTTCTGAAGCAGGTCCAGGTTGTCTCGACCGAGTTCAACGACAAGCCGGTTCTAGTGGATGGCAAGATCACCCGCTTCCTCGGTTTCGATATCGTCGTTTCCGAGCGCCTCGCCGTGGCTTCAAGTATCCGCAACTGCATCGCGTTCTCGAAGTCGGGCATGTACCTCGGCATCTGGAAGGATATGACGAATATCGCCAGCCAGCGGAATGACCTCTCGGGCCATCCTTATCAGATCTACACCCAGACTTCGTTCGGTTCGACCCGCACGCAGCCGGGTAAGGTTCTGCAAGTCAACTGCGCCGACTCAACCGGCGCTGACATCAATCCGTAAGGGGACGTGAGCAATGTCTGCTGATACTCTTAAATCCGCCTCGATCACCACCCTTGACGGTGCGGCATCGAACGGCACGACCACGACCCAGCTTACGGCGGGTGTCGGGGCTGCTGGCCGCGAGCACAACCACTCCGACTATGTGGCTGCGACGGCCGCGGGACTGGCCGATACGACTTCGACCTACAAGATGGTTCGCCTTCCTACCTCGGCAATCATCAAGTCGGCTTCGCTCTACACGAAGGCGGCGCTCGACTCGAACGGCTCTCCGACGCTGGCGGTGGACCTTGGGGCCTACTACTCGGACAGCACGATTGACGGCACCCCGGCATCTTTGCAGGGTACGTCGATCTCGGCTTCGTGCTTCGTCTCCAACAAGACGTTCGGTTCCGGTACCGCTCTGAACATCGATGCGGTATCGAACCTCAACGCGAATCTGCGCAATTCGCCGCTGTGGAAGCAGGTCGGCCTCTCGGCTGATCCTGGTGGATACATCGATCTCGTTCTTGCCGTTCACACCGGGGCCGCCACTGGCGTTGCCGGGAACATCGGCCTGAACGTGACGACGGTGAACTAGTTTCGGGGTTCTCCCCGAGGCCGCCGGTCTCTGGTTTTTGTCCTCCAGGCGGGGTCGGCGGCCAAACTTTTGGAGTCCTGAATGGCTAGTGTCTCACTCAGTTTCGCGGTTGACAAGATCGAAGACATCAACCCCGAGAACATCACGGTCGGGACTTCGGCTCCTGGGGCCGGGGACGTTGAGCTTCGAGTGAACACGGCCAACGTGCCAAGCCTCAAGCAAATCTTCCTCGCGCTCGAAAAGCTCGACTGGTTCGTGAACGACCAGAACTACGGCCCCAAGACATTTAAGGAGCTGTAATGCGTGCTGGCGACGGCTACCTTTACCACACCGCGACTGCGACGGACTCTTCGACGTTCGCACTGAATGGCGGGTCTTACGCCGTTGACGTGTTGGCGACATGGGGCGGCGGCTCCGTAACCCTCGAGCGTCTTGGCCCGGACGGCTCGACCTACCTGACTGCCGCAACGGCGTTCACGGCGAACGGGTCCAGCACCGTTTCCTTGCCTCCCGGTACCTACAAGTTTGCGGTGACAACTGCGACGGCGGTTTATGCAGCGGTGACACGCATACCGGGAGAATAACCGGTGGCTGAATATCGCGTCCCCATCGACATCGGCAACAGGGGCTGCTTTCACTGCGGCGTCCCCTCGATTGCTTCGTTCACCGAGGACACCAAGCAAGCTTCGGCCATCAGCGAAGTCTACGACAAGCTGCGGGTTGCCGAGCTTCGCAGGAACGTCTGGCGCTTCTCTGTTCGCAAGGCAGCTTTGCGGGCCGTGGACGAGACCACGATGTTCCTCGTTCCCGCCGCGTGGAGTTCCACTGCCGTCTATCCGCAAGGATCGATCGTTACCTACAACAACGTCTTCTATTTCGCGGCTCAGTACGTCCCTGCAAACACGACCCCCGGAACTCCAAACGAAGCCTACTGGACCGTCTACTTCGGCCCACAGACGGTAACGCCTTACGATTCCACGACCGGCTATTTCGCCGGGGAACTCGTCTACAACGTCGTGGCCGGGACGGTGAACGTCTATCAGTGTTTGATCTCGGGAACGACAGACGATCCCACGGCGGGAGCAATCGCGTGGTCTTCTACTACCACTTACAACATCGGGGATACCGTAACCTATTCCTCGTCAACGTGGCAGTCCAAGGTTGACCTGAACACCAACAACACACCGTCCGAGGATACCTACTGGACGGCGGTTCCCGTAACCAATCAGGCGGCTACCCAGATCGGGCAGGGCTGGCTCCAGATCAACGCCACGGTAAGGTATCAGAGGTTCCAGTATCCGCTCGACGCGGGACCGCGAGACCAGTCCTTTTCCCGTAACGTGTTCCGGCTTCCACACGGGTTTCTGAGGGAAGCGCCGCAGGACCCCAAGCAGGGTGTGGCTTCCTATCTCGGGGCACCCTCGGGCCTCCCCTATGACGACTGGGTATTCGAGGGGGACTATATCACGACCTCGGATCAACAGGTCATCATCCTTCGCTTTGTCGCGGACATTCAGGACGTAAGCCTGATGGACCCGATGTTCTGCGAGGGGCTTGGGGCACGGATCGGCCTCGAAATCTGCGAGCCGCTTACCCAGTCGGATTCAAAGCTCGGAACGATCAGCCAGATTTACAAAACCTTCATGTCCGATGCTCGCAACGTCAACGGGATCGAGACGGGTTCCGTGGAGCCTCCAATCGACGATTATCTGACTGCGAGGTTGTAAGCCGTGGGTACCGCGAGCTTTGCCCAGACCTCGTTCTTAGGGGGCGAATGGAGCCCTCAGATGCAGGGCCGGTTCGACCGGGAAGATTATAGGACGGGCCTGAATCTCTGTCAGAACGTGATCCCAATCGAGGAGGGAGCCGCTCCCCGTAGGTCTGGGACACGTCTGGGGGGAATTACCCGGAACGGAGCCTATGCGGTCTTAAGGGAATACAATGTCGATCAGGCCCAGCCCTACGTCCTTGAACTGTCTGAGGACAAGCTGCGCTTCTGGAAAGCGGGAGCGCAGCTCTGCACGCACGCCGGGACCTCGGTCACCGGAATCTCCACCGCGTCTTCTGCGGTGTTCACGTCCGCCGGCCACGGAATGTCCACCGGGGACCAATGCCTGTTCACGCTTGGAAGTGCGACCACCTATGCCGGGATCGATCAGGTTCTCGGACGGCAGTTCTCGGTCACCGTTCTGTCCAGTTCCACCTTTACGATTGTCGATGCGCTCACCGGGGCCGAGGTTGACGGCTCGCTGATCGACTTCACGGCACTCACCAATCTTGTCGTCTACAAGATATTCGAGCTGACCACGACCTACGCGGAGGCCGACCTCCAGCAAGTCCGCATCCTTCAGGACGGGACCAACGCGCTCCTCCTGCACAACAAGTATAAACCTCAAACGGTCGTTATCACCACCAACTCGGACGGCACATTTAATAGTGCAACCATTGCCGACACAGAGTTCTACGACGGGCCGTATCTCGATATCCCCTCAGACGGGACGACCCTGACCCCCAGTGCAACGTCGGGGTCCATTACCTTCACCGCCTCCGCGATTACCTCAATCAATGGCGGGCAGGGCTTCCTTGCATCCGACGTTGGGCGAATGTTCCGTTTCTTTTCGGAGCCTTTGGCATGGGCTTCGGGAACCGCTTACACTGCGGGAAATCTGGTCAAGGAAGCGGGAACCTACTGGAAGGCCGTAGCCTCTTCTACCGGGGTTCAACCATCTACCGATAACGGGACCAGCTGGGTCATCGATCCCACGGCTGCGGCGTGGACGTGGGGAACGATCTCTTCGATTACTTCTGCCTCAGCGTTTGTTGGCACTCTTCACTCTGCTGTCACCTATCCAGACAACACGGCGGGCGGGGACCTGCTATATACTAATGCCGCCGTTGCATGGCAGCTCGGGGCTTATTCGGATACTACCGGATATCCTTCAAACGGAGCCTATTACCAGGGGCGAGTGTGGTTAGGAGGAGCGGTCAAGAACCGCTTCGACGCCTGTGTTTCAAACGACTTCGCGGCCAATGGATATATCAACTTCGCGCCCACCGGACAGGACGGAACCGTTGCTGATAACAACGGCATCTCCGGCACTCTCAATGCCAGAGAAATCGAGAACTTCCTATGGATGAGTCCAGACGAACAGGGAGTTCTCTGCGGAACCCAGTCGGGTGAGTGGATCATCGCCTCCTCATCCCTTGGGGAGCCGATTACTCCTACTTCGATCCTCGCTCGGGAAACTTCCCACTACGGTAGCCTCAACACCCCTGCCATCAAGATCAACCGCGCCACCATCTTTGCACATAGAGACGGTCGAAAAGTCTACGAGTATATGGCGAACTACTTCACCCAGAAGTTTGTCGCCGACAACCTTGCTCTAAAATCCAAGCACCTGACAAAACCCGGTATTGCCGAGATGGCCTATATGCGGGAACTCACCCCCGTCATCTGGGTCCGTCTTTCGGACGGGGGATTGATCGGCTGCACCTACAAGCACGATGACCCGATTAAACCTCTGGAGTTTGCGGGCTGGCATCAGCACCAGTTGGGGACTGGAAGGAAAGTCATCTCCATTCAAGGGGGGCCAGCCAACGGAGGGGAAACCGACACCCTCTCGATGGTCACTCAGGACCCGACGACCAATTATTGCTACGTCGAGTTCCTTCAAACGCTATGGGACGATGACGATAGCCTAATCACCGCCTGGTATCTCGACGGTGGTATCAACGTAGCCGCAGCCGAGATGATCGATAGCGAGACGATCCGGCTTTACGGCCTCTGGTACATGGCTGGGGAGACCATCTCCATCTGGGGGGCGGGTCTCGATCTAGGTGACTTCACGGTTTCAGCGGGGGGAACCGTGGACCTCACCCTCGACGTGGCCGGGTCTCTGTTCACGACGCCTTATCTGGCGAGCCTTTCCGCCGCCGGTTGCACGTCGCTGTCTGTAGATTTTGCGGCCCCCGCCGACTCCGGAGCGCCGGTCACAACCTATGTGATGGAAGCCAAAGAGAACTATGACTCTACCCGCGTCTCCTACATCGCAGGGCTTTCGTCCTACTCCAGCGTCAATCTCTGCACCAGCCAGAACCACCAGGGGATTCAATGGGACCCCGTTCGCCGCAAGCTCATGTATATCTATGCGGAGAACACTCCCAGTTCACCGACGACAAACACCACCGGGCATACCCTGTGGGATGGGCAGACCGCCTATGCCAATGGAGCTGCTTTAAGCAGGGCCACGCACTTCAATACCTCGGTATGCGTCAAGGACATCGATACAGACGCGGTGACCTTTTACTCGACCTACGATAGTACCAAGACAGTTCCATCTGGTATTGGTGGAAGCGATGGAACGTATCGCAGGTGTACGCTGGATTTCCACGCCAATTCTGTAAATGACGGCGGCAATGGTCCGGGAATGACGGACCCATATACTGGTAACTTCTGGATCAATTCGCAGTCGTGCGAGCTGTATTGCTTCCGGCTTGCCGATAATTACGCGCAGATTATTTCACCGTTGTTTCCGGTTCACGGTTCGGACAATGCGGTGTCCCCGGTTGGCTTTACGACTACAGGAGCAACGGGGCCGTGGACGTTCGGGCGGGAAATCAACCAGACCGTCGATCCGACCTCGGCCTACCTCTATCTCATTCCCAAGGACATTACCTCAACCGAGACCACGCACGACTATCTGCTGGCCTACGCGACCTATT